TGCAGGGTTAGCTTATTATCTTTCTAAAAAAAGAATGGGAATACCTGTTGCAACTCAACAAGTATTAAAAGTAGATTATGAAGAAGCATATCAACGATTAGTTGCTGGCGATGATACTCCTTCAACTAGAATTTTACCAGCAACAGGGACTACTTTTTATTCATAATGCCTAAAGTACCTGCAAGTACTAGACCTCATAGAGCACCATCACCAAAATTTTCTGGTGGAAAGTTTGCTTATGCAATTTCTGATAGATCAGGATTAAGATTTCCATATCAAGAAATGGTATTTGAATGGACAGGTATGTTTGTTCATACTTCTGAGTGGGAACCTAAACAACCTCAATTAGATTTAACTTATTTTACTGATGCACAAACTTTACAAAATGCTAGACCGTCAGCTAATATATCTGCTACACAAGCAGCAAGAACTGGAGGTGGTATAGCTGGATCAACAACAGGTGGTGTTCCAAATCAAGTAACTGCTTTACCTGGTTTTGAAAACACGTCTGGTCAACCTTTGTATGTAGGAGTTGCAACTATTCCTACTACTTGGTATACAAACAACACAAATTTGTTACAAATGGGTCTAGGAAGTGTTACTGTTGTAACATGATAAAAGATAAAAAATTTGGTATAATGGTGGCAACACCTTGTTATGGAGGATTACTTTCAGAAGGATATCTTCATGGCATTTTAAGTTTAACTCAAGAAGCAGCTAAACATTCATTTAAAGTTCATTTAAATACTATGGGAAATGAAAGTTTAATTACTAGAGCTAGAAATACTTTAGTAAGTCAATTTTTAGATTTATGTGAAAAAAAAGAAAGTCAATTTACACATTTATTATTTATTGATGCAGATATAGGATTTAAAGGAGAAGCTATTACTAGATTATTAGAACAAGATGTAGATATAGCTTGTGGAATATATCCTAGAAAATCTATTGATTGGAAAGGTATTCCAGATATGGTAAAAGAACATGGTGATGATATGTTAGAACAAAGAGCATTAGGATATAATCTTAATTTTGCAGATCCAAAAAATATTCAAGTAACTAAAGGTTTTACTGAAGTATTAGATGCTGCAACAGGATTTATGTTAATTAAAAAAGAAGTATTTGATAAAATGAAAGAAGCATATCCTAATCTTCAATATACTAGCGATCAAATTATTAATAATGATAGATATTCTAGTAAAAATTGTTTTGCATTTTTTGACTGTATTATTGATGAAAAAAGTAATAGATATTTAAGTGAAGATTATGCTTTTTGTAGATTATGGCAAAAAATAGGCGGTAAAATACATGCTGATCTTCAAAGTCCATTAACACATTATGGAACTTATCCATTTGCAGGACACGTTTGGACTAAGTTTAAAATTGACGAGGTAATTAAAAATGGCGATGACGTACAGCAGTCTACAAAATGATATTAAAGTTTGGGCTGAAAATACAGGAAATGATTTTACTAATCAAGTAGAAAATTTTATAGGAAATGCTTTTGAATCTTTATCAAGAGATATTGATCCTATAGGTTTTAATGAAAATGTAACCACTACAGCTGTAGCTGGTGATAGATTTGTAAATCTTCCTACTGCTATTGAACCTATGTTATTTAATTATTTAACAGTAACTGTTGGTTCTAATGTAAGTTATTTAGAAATGAAACCTTTAGCTTTTGTTCAAGAATACTGGCCAGATATTTCTATTCAAGGACAACCTAAATATTTTGCTAATTTTGATGACGATAGAGTATATTTGGCACCTACACCAGATCAAGCTTATACTTTAAAACTAGGATATCAAGGAAAAATTAATCCATTATCTAATACTAATACTACAAATTGGTACACAGAAAATATTCCAAGTACATTACTTTATGCCAGTTTAGCTGAAGCAAATCTCTTTACAAAGAACATGGAAGACTATACTATATACAAAAATTTGTATAAAGAACAAGTAGCTGCTATTAATAACGAAGCTCGTAGAAGAAGAAGAACAGACTACAAGTTTCCTGGTAGCCCACTAGGTACAAATACATTAACTGGAGGACAATAAATATGGCAATAACACAAGCGATAGCTACTGTATTCAAACAAGACTTAATGTCGCCTGGCGGAAACCTTGCAGCACAAACTTTAAAATGTGCTTTGTATGATAACACAGCTTCTTTAGCAGCAAACACAACTGCTTACGCAACAGCAAATGAAGTATCATCATCTGGAACTAATTACACTGCAGGTGGAAATACATTAACTAATGTAGCAATTACTGTAGATGGAACTACAGCAATTTTTGATGCAGATAATGTAACTTTTCCAAATGCAACAATTTCTGCACAAGCATTACTATACAATGCAAATAATAGTAACTCTGCAATTGCAATTTTAGATTTTGGTGGAGTTAAAACTTCTACAAACGGAACTTTTGAATTACAATTTCCTACTGCTAACTCGACTGCTGGCCTAATAAGAATAGCATAAGGAGAAATTCCTTATGAGTGCAAGTGTAGGTTACGGTAGACTTGGTTGGAATGTAGGTGCATGGAATTCATCACCTGATTCAGCTGCTGTTATAACTGGTCAACAAATTTTACCCTCTGTTAATTTTGGTCAAGGTTGGGGTAGAGAATCATGGAATGAAGGTGCATGGAACTCTCCTATAGGATTAGTTTTAACAGGTAATGGAGTTATATTTCAAACCACTGGTCAACAAGCTAATACTGCATTAAATTTTACAACTGCACAAGCTAGTTCTAATATTATTGTTAGTGGTCAAGTTGCTAATGTACAATTAGGAAATGTAGTTGCAACAGCTGCAACAGTAAATCAAATTACAGGATTATTAGCTAATACTTTTATTGGAACTTATTCAATAGCTGCGGGTGGTGCTGTTACTATTGTAACTCCAGCTTTTAATTTAACATCTAATTTAGGTAGTATTGCTACAGGAACTGCTAATACACTAGATATTACAGGACAAGGTTTAACATCTTCTTTATCTAGTATTACAACTGATACTGAAAACTTTATTCCTATAACTGGAATAAATGCTAATGCTAATGTAAGTTCGTTTGTTTTAAGTACAGATCAAATTTTAGATATGACAAGTCAAGAAATGACAGTATCCTTAGCTTCTATTATACCTAATTCTAATAACTTTATAAATATGACTGGTTTACAAGCCAATGTTACTCCAGTAGATTTAAGATTTTGGGATGATATTTCAGATGGAAATACTGAAATTTGGACCAATATTTAGTGTACAAATCATGACAAATATATATTATTTACAAAAATAAATTAATAGAGTATAAAAAATTATGTCTTCAACTTTTACATCTAGATTAAAACTAGAACGTCAAGCTTCAGGAGCAAATTCAGGTAACTGGGGTAATCTTGTAAACTATGTTCTTAACAGAATTGATTCATCAGTAAGAGGTTATGTTGCAGTTAATGTTGCAGGATCAGCTAATGTTACTTTAGTATCAAATAATTCAACAAGTAATACTGATGATAGTTCTACAGATGATCAAGTACACAATAAAGTAATCGAATTTACAGGTGCTTTAGGTGCTAATATTAATGTATTCACAGATGCTGTTGAAGGTGAATATTTATTATTTAATAATACAACAGGTTCTTATACTTTAACTTTTGGAAATACAGGACATGCAGCAAATGGTGTTGCTGTTTCTCAAGGAACTAAATCTATTGTTTATACAACTGGAACAGCTATGGCTGATGTTATGGCAGATTTAGGTAATATAAATGTTAAAGGTATAGGTAACCAAGGTTCATCAAATTACTTTACATTACCTTCTTCAGATGGTAGTAGTGGACAAGCTTTGGTGACAGATGGAAGTAAAACTTTATCTTTTGCTTCAGCTGGAATAACAACAGGTAAAGCTATTGCAATGGCAATAGTATTTGGATAATAGGAGAAAAATAATATGGCAAACCCAAACATAGTTAATGTTGCAACTATTAATGGAAAAACAGATACCTTTGCTTTAACAACTACTAGTGCAAATCTAGTAACTGCAACAGCAAATACTGTTTTTAAAATTAATTCTATTATGATTGCAAATATTGATGGAACAAATGCAGCAGATGTTTCAATAAAATTTTTTGATGGATCAAATACAAGATCAATCGCAAGTACAATTTCTGTACCTGCAGATGCTACATTATCTTTAATAGATAAAAATAACGGATTTTATTTAGAAGAAAATGAAAAAATCTCTGGTCTAGCTTCTGCAAATAGTGATCTTGAATGTTTGATTTCGTATGAAGTAATATCGGATTAAGGAGATAACTAGCTATGGCTAATGGCGGAATTATCGGACCTACTCAAACAGTTACACCCGCAGTAGCAGACACAATTACATCAGTTACTTCTTCAGGAACTCACACTGTACAACCAACAACTACAAAAGCTAATATTTTAGTAGTTGCAGGTGGAGGCGGTGGTGGAGGAACTACTCCTGGTGGATCTGGTTCTGGTGGCGGTGGAGCTGGTGGTTTAAGAAATTTATCATGTATAAGTGTATCTAGTCCTTTTCCTATAACTATAGGTGGCGGTGGAGGTGGTGGTTCTACTACTAATGGATCTACAGGAACTAATTCTTCTTTTACTATAAGTCCTACAACTTATACAGCTTCTGGTGGTGGTTATGGTGCTGGAGCTGGTGCTGGAGCTGGTGGTCCTGGAGGTTCTGGAGGTGGATCATCTAATGGTCCTCCTGGTGGAGCAGCAAATACTCCCCCACAACCATGTAATCAAGGAAATGCTGGAGGATCTGGTACAGGTGCTGAACCCGGTTATGCTGGTGGTGGCGGTGGTGGAGCAGGAGCGGTTGGTACTGCAGGAACTTCACCTTCTAATGCTGGTCCTGGTGGAGCAGGAGTTTGTTTATCAGGATGTTATCCTGGTCAACCTATTACAGCTTTTGCTGGTGGTGGTGGCGGATCAACATATGTACCTCAACCTGGACCTAATGGATCAGGCGGATCAGGTGGTGGCGGAGCTGGAAACACAGGTGGGTCTGCAACAGCAGGAGGAACAAATACTGGTGGTGGCGGTGGTGGTAATAGTGGACCAGGAAGTGGTGGAACAGGTGGTCCCGGTATAGTAATTGTAAAAGAACTTGGAACTCCCGCACAAGCACCTGGAATTTGGAATATTAATGAAGTTTATGATCAAGTTAAAGCAGGAGATTGGACTAATGCATAAAGTTTATAGACATGACAAAATTTATAGTTTATAATTTAAATACTAAGGAGTAATAAAATGGCACATTTTGCAGAACTAGATAATAATAATATAGTATTAAGAGTAGTCGTTGTAGGCAATGATATTGCTGCAGGTAGCGGAACTCTTGGAGATAATGACATGCATGCTGATGGAGAAACATGGTGTACTAATTTTTTTAGTGGTGGAACTTGGAAACAAACTTCTTATAATAACAATTTTAGAAAACAATATGCAGGTGTAGGTTATACTTATGATTCTTCAAAAAATAAATTTATAAGTCCACAACCTCATAATTCATGGGCATTAGATGTTAATGATGATTGGCAAGCACCAATAACTTATCCAACAATTGAGGATAGTTATATAATTTCTTGGAACGAAACAAAATACAACGCTGACAACACACAAGGTTGGGAAGCAATTAAATCAAACGATACATCGGAAACACCTACCAAATATAATTGGAATGGCACAGCTTGGGTGTCCGAATAGGAGACTTAAATGGCCAGATCAAATGGCGGAATAATTGGTAAAGTAAATAAAACTTCTTTCGGAAAGTGTACTCAAACTGTAAAAACAGCAAGCACACCTAGTGCAGTTACAACACAACCAGGGACAAGAGTTATACAAACTTTAGTTGTTGCTGGAGGCGGTGGAGGTGGAAAAGATAGAGCTGCAGGTGGTGGAGCTGGTGGTTTAAGAAATTTAGAATTAAATGTATGTGGAAACACTGCTTTAGGAGCAGTAGTAATTGGTGGAGGTGGAGCTGGAGCAGGTCCTCCTACAACCCCAGGAACTAGTGGAGTTGATTCATCAATAGTAGTTAATTGTGTAACTTACACCTCATGTGGAGGTGGTGGTGGAGCACAATCAGGAGCAGTTGGACTTGTTGGTGGATCAGGCGGTGGTGGAGGCGGTAGTCCTCCAAGTGCACCTGGATCAGCTGGTGGAGCAGGAGTTTGTGGTCAAGGAAATCCTGGAGGAACAGGAGCTAATGCAAGCCCACCAGTAAGTAATGATACAAGAGGATCAGGCGGCGGCGGTGGAGCTGGCGCTGTAGGTGGTAATGCTGTTACAGGAAATACTCCAGGATCTGGAAGAGGTGGAGTTGGAGGTGCAGGTTTAGATGTTAGCCCTGATTATGGAACAGGCAGTGGTGTCTGTGGAGTTTTTGCAGGTGGTGGTGGAGCTGGAGCAAGATTTGATCAACCAGGTGGAACAGGAGGTTCAGGTGGTGGAGGTAGAGGTGCTACACCAGGAGTTTCTGGAGCTGCTGGAACAACTAATACTGGAGGTGGTGGAGGTGGTGGTAATAACTGCGGCTCTAATGGATTAGCAGGTGGATCAGGAATAGTTATCGTAAAAGAATTAAATAAAGCTGGTGGTGTATGGTCATTAAAAAGTCAATTTCAAGCAAGAAAAGGTAATTCATGGCCACAATTTATATTAACTGGAGATTATTTAGTAGTAGCTGGTGGTGGTAGTGGTGGAACTGGTAGAGGTGGCGGAGGTGGTGCCGGTGGTTATCGTGCATCTGGTTATGGCCCAAGTCCATTACAAGGTAGTGCTGTAGAAATAACACCTGGTCCTTATACAATTACAATTGGAGGAGGAGCAGCTGCCGGAAATGGCTCTGATGGAAATGATTCATCAGCTTTAGGAATTACATCTACTGCAGGTGGTGGAGGTATGCCAGCAGCACAACCAGGTAGAGATGGAGGTTCAGGTGGTGGATCAGGAGCTCCTAGAAATCCAGGAAGTCAAGGAACAGGAGCAGGTAATACACCTCCAACAGATCCTCCACAAGGAAATCCAGGAGGAGTAGCATCAACAAGTGATCCGGGAGGATCAGGAGGTGGTGGTGGAGCAACTGAAGTAGGTGAAGCTGGTTCTGGAAATAATGCTGGAGATGGTGGAGATGGAGCACCTAATACAATTACAGGTTCAGATGTAACTTATGCTGGTGGTGGTGGCGGAGGTTATGATACTAGAGGTGGAGGTTCTGTAGGTTCAGGTGGAGCTGGAGGTGGAGCTGCTGGATCAACTCCTGGTGGAACAGGAACAGTGAATACTGGAGGTGGCGGAGGTGGAAGTAATTTCCCATCACCAGGATGTTCAGGCGGAGCTGGTGGTTCAGGAATTGTAGTAGTACGTGTACCAGGAGATACTGGCGCAAGTGTTGCACCAGGAACTAACAGTTTAGCAACATTACCCGCACCTGCTGGAGGATGTAAAGTAGCAACATTTACTGTTTCAGGTACATTAACAATTACATAATTTTGTTTAAAAAATAATATATTTTAAATAAAAGTAATTTATGAATTTAACTAATTACTTTTGGTATTTTCAATCAGTTATTCCAGAACGTATTTGTGATGATATTATTAAATATGGTCATCAAATGCAAGATCAAATAGCAGTTACAGGAGGTTATGGTAATAAACCATTAAACGAAAAACAAACAAAAGATTTAAAAAAGAAAAGAAATTCTGACATCGTTTGGATGTCTGATCGTTGGGTTTATAAAGAAATACAACCTTATGTTCATCAAGCAAATGAAAATGCTGGTTGGAATTTTGATTGGGATTATTCAGAAGCTTGTCAATTTACAAAATATAAAAAAGGACAGTATTATGATTGGCATTGTGATAGTTGGGATCAACCTTACCAAAGACAAGAAGGTGATCCAACACGTGGTAAGATTAGAAAATTATCTATAACTGTAACTTTATCAGATCCTAAAAATTATAAAGGTGGAGAATTAGAATTTGATTTTAGAAATATGGATCCTGATAAAAAACCAAATGTATATAAATGTAAAGAAATATTACCTAAAGGTTCTTTAGTTGTTTTTCCAAGTTTTGTTTGGCATAGAGTATGTCCAGTAAAAAGTGGAGAAAGAAATAGTTTAGTAGTATGGAATTTAGGATATCCCTTTAAATGAAAAATAAAATTAAAAAATTACAACCAATAACTTTTCCTAAAGAATTAAATAGAGAAGAATATTTTAAATGCCCTATATGGTATGCTGACGAACCTAAATTTGTTAATGATTTAAATAAAGCATCAGATAAATATATAGTAGCAGCTCAAAAAGAAATGAAACCAAGTATTAATAAACGTAATAAAAAATTTGGTAATAAAGGAGATATGGGTCATGTATTTCATTCAACAACATTAATTGGTGATCCTAATTTTAAACAATTACAAGATTATATAGGAGCAACATCACATAATTTATTAGATGAAATGGGTTTTGATTTATCTCAATATCAAGTGTTTATTACAGAAATGTGGGTACAAGAGTTTGCTAAAAAAGGTGGTGGACATCATACATTACATACACATTAGAACGGTCATATGTCTGGTTTTTATTTTTTAAAAGCAGATGAATCTACATCAATGCCTTTATTTGAAGATCCTAGACCGGGTAATGTTATGAATTTATTACCAGAAAAAGATAAAACAAAAATAAGTTATGCCTCATCACAAATTAGTTATCAAGTTAAACCAGGGAGGATGATATTTTTTCCATCATATATTCCACATCAATATATAGTTGATATGGGATATAATCCATTTAGGTTTATACATTGGAACTGTCAAGCAATACCTAAAGGAGTGTTAAATGTCGTTTAAAAAAAATAAGTATACAGTATTAAAAAATGCAATTTCACCTGAGATTGCAAATTTTGTTTATAAATATTTTTTAAACAAAAGAAAAGTTGCAAGATTTTTATTTGATAATAAATTCATATCACCCTTTACAGATTATTTTGGTGTATGGAATGACAATCAAGTTCCTAATACTTATTCACATTATAGCGATATTGTAATGGAAACTTTACTGCAAGAAGTTAAACCAGTAATGGAAAAACATACAGGATTAAAATTAAGTGAAACTTATTCTTATGCAAGAATTTATAAAAATGGAGATGTATTAGCTAGACACAAAGATAGATATTCATGTGAAATATCTACTACATTAAATTTAGGTGGTGATTCTTGGCCAATATATCTTGACCCTACAGGTAAAAAAGGACAAGCTGGTATTAAAGTAGAACTTGAACAAGGTGATATGTTAATTTATTCAGGTTGTGATCTTGAACATTGGAGAGAAGAATTTATTGGAAAAGATTGTGGTCAAGTATTTTTACATTATAACAAAGCTAATTCTAAAATAGCTAAAGAAAATTACTTAGACAAAAGACCTTTATTAGGATTACCTGCTTGGTTTAAAGGCTTTACATTACCTAAAAAGTAATATACAACTCAATCTCGGAGTATGGGACCACCCTCATACTCCTTTATATTTTACTATAATTTTATTATTTTTGTTATATAATATAAATTATGCCTTTGACTCAATTAAACTTTCAACCCGGGATAGATACCGAAAACACTCAAACAGGTGCTGAAGGTAGATGGACTGATGGAGATAAAATTAGATTTCGTAAAGGACTTCCTCAAAAAATAGGAGGTTGGACTAAATTTAGTACAGCTTATTATGTAGGTGTTGGAAGAGCTTTAGAACAATGGTTTGGTTTAGATGGTGCACGTTACGAAGCTTTAGGAACAGATAGAAAAGTTTATGTTTATGCTTCAGGAACTAATCAAGATATAACTCCTATAAGAGCTACAGCTAATTTAGTTAATGCTTTTACTACCACTAATACAACAGCTAATATAACTATTTCTGATACTACTCATGGAGCAACTGTTGGAGATTTTGTAACTATTAGTAGTACCAGTACAGCTGTTGGTGGAATTGCAGCAGCAACACTTGATGCTGAATATGAAATATTATCTGTAACTAACGTTGATGCTTATATAATTCAAAGTAGTGCAACAGCAACTTCTACAGCTGGTCCTACTGGTAATTGTACAGTTACCTATCAATTAAATGTTGGTCCTAGTGTACAAAGTTTTGGTTTTGGTTGGGGAGCTGGATTTTGGAATGCTGGTACTTGGAATACTCCTAGAACTACATCTCAAATTACTATTGATGCAAGGTTATGGTCTATTAATAATTGGGGAGAAGATTTAATTATAACTCAAAAAGATGGTGGAACTTATGAATGGGATACTTCTGATGGAATGACAGATAATAGAGCTACAATTGTAGCTAATGCTCCTACTAATTCTACATTATCTTTAGTATCTACAGAAACAAGACACGTTGTATGTATGGGTACCGAAACATCTATTGGAAATACAGCTACTCAAGATAAAATGTTTATTAGATGGTCTGATCAAGAAGATTATAATCAATGGACACCTAATGTAACTAATTCTGCTGGATCACAAAGAATAGCTGGTGGTAGTGAAATTAGATGTGCTAGACCTGCTAAAGGAACTATACTTGTATGGACAGATACTACAATGCAATCAATGTCTTTTATTGGTCCACCTTTTATATTTGGTTTTAGACAATTAGGTAATGATTGTGGAGCTGTTGGATTAAATAGTGCAATAGTAATAGATGATGTAGCTTATTGGATGTCTGATGGACAGTTTTTTAGATATGCTGGTGCTGTTCAAGAAATACCTTGCAGTATTCTTAATCACGTATTTGATGATATTAATAAAGTTCAATACGCACAAGTCTATGCTGCACAAAATTCTAACTTCTCTGAAGTAATATGGTATTATTGTTCTAGTTCAGCTTCTCAAAATGATCGTTATGTAATTTATAATTATTTAGAAAATTCTTGGTATTATGGAACAATGGATAGAAGTACATATCAAGATAATGGAGTTGAACTAAATCCTTTAGCTACAGAGTATTTTCCTAATTCTAATATTAGTACAATTACAACTATAAATGGATTAACAGATGGAAGAAGTATTATATATGCTCAAGAATCAGGTGTAGATGCTGATGGAGCTGCTTTACAAGCTTTTATACAATCTGGTGATGGCGATATAGCTGATGGCGAAACATTTAGTTTTATTAATAAAGTTATACCAGATTTTCAAAATCAAACTGGAAACGCTGTATTAACTTTAAGTGTTAAAGATTATCCTAATGATACAGCAACAGTAGGAGAAACATTAACAGTCAGTAACACAACAGGGTTTTTAAATACACGTATTCGTGGTAGACAATCTAATATAAAAATAGAAAATACAGCGGTCGGAGATAACTGGAGATTTGGCACGTTGAGAGTAAATATAAAACAAGATGGAAAAAGATAAATATACAATACGACCAGCTAGAATATCTGACGCTGTTCGAATAAGAGAATTACTTAAAACGTGGCTTACAGAAGCTCCTTTTAACTTTGGAAATACTAATAATACTAAAGCTCTAGAAAATATAGTGTTTTACATTAAGAATAGTTTTGTTATAGTAGTAGAACATGAAAATATTATTGTAGGAACATTGGCTGCTACAGTTGATGAAACGTGGTATAGTGACAAAAAGTTCATGAGAACTTTATGGTTACATGTTAATCCTAGACATAGAAACTTTAGGATATTTCGTTCTATAATGATTGTTTTCAAAGAATACGCACTAGCTAATAAAGTTACAGCGATATGCGAAATCTTTCAAGGTAAAGACGTTGAAAGAAAAGATAAAGCTTTTAATAAATTAGGATTTAAAGTTATCGGAGGAACTTATATAGTCAATGGGTAGTATTTTCAAACCAAGCACAACAGTAGTACAGGCGCCATCGCAGTCATCGACTAGCTATGATATACC